CACCGAGCTGAGCCCTGAGCTACGTGGTGATTTTTTTGGCACGTGGCTAGTCGATAGTCGCTACCCGGTCAGCGAGACGCGCGAAGTGCATGCCCATGGCAGCGCTCTGTCGTTTATGCGTCGAGCCGATTGGCCAAAGTTCTCGCAGCATTTCAGGGGATTCGCAGGCGAAGAGGTTTATATACACGACAAAGTCCGTCTCCATGGTGGCAAGGTAATGTATCAGCCATGGCTTGGATGGTGCCATCGTTTCCCGCGATTCGGTGCCGTTCCCTACTCGCTGACCCTCAACGACAAGCTGCGCAACTACCTCATCGGCGCATACGAAATGGGCTGGAATATCAGCCAATTTAGAGAGTATTTTGGACGTAAGCTACCTCAAGCTCAACGGCTTGAGGTTGAAATGCAGGTGCTCGAGATCTACCCGCAAATTTTCGACGGCAGGTACGACCATGTGCCAGCCGTCAAAACTCACGACTAGGAGTCAGTCATGGATGCTGTTAGTCAATCATTCGGCCCTCATGTCTGGCTGCTCTACGTTGTGCTCTGCGGAGTCAGTGCTGCCGCATGGTGGCTGGCGCAGAATATACTCATCCCGGTGCGAGATGATCACCGGGAGTTTCTCAAAGAATTGAGAGGCAGCATCAAGGACATCTCGTCTACTCAGCACGATCTTGCCGATACGGCAACTGTCATCAGCGCAAAAATCGATACACTAGGGTGCAGACCTCAACCCCGCAACTCAGGGATAACGCCACAATGATGCTCGCAGCGCTGCTCGTACTAGGTCAGCTCGTCGTACCTGCTGAGGTGCGCGGCGAGGTGGCTGAGTTTGTGACGGTGATCGCAACGACTGAGGGCAAGGTTGTCAGATACGTAGCGCTCGATCAGGGATTGCAGGTATTTCCGTCTAGCCTGCTAGCTAATCAAAGAGCGACCGTGGTCACAAGCGCACGACCCGGCAGGTATCGCCTGCTCGCATATACCAGCGTTGCCGATGTGCCAACTGAGCCAGTCATCACGACCGTGATCATCGGGGGCGCATCACCACCATCACCACCATCACCGATCGTCGATCCGCTGGCCGATGCCCTTGCTGGCATCTACGGCGGATCGCAGGAGCGAGACAAGGCCGCAACGCTCGCACGACTGCTGACGCTCTATCGGGCAGCGCCTGCGACGATACGGTCACCGACGATCACGACCACCGAGCAACTCTACTCCGCCATGGTCGCCGCTCGCAAGACGGCTGGCATCGCTGACGCTGCTCTGTCGCCCGTGCGTGAGCGCATCGCGGTCGAGTGGACCGCAGTCATGGGCGCAGACGATCGAGCCCTGACGCCCGAGCTACGCGACGCAGCGATCACATTATCAGCCCGCATCGTGTCAGCTTTGGAGACCATCCGATGAATAGCCAGTATGTGCCGGGATGGGTAGATGATCGTCAGGCAGTCGATGACATCGTCGCAACCTGCGTCGATGCAGACATCAGTAGTACCCCAATCGGCTCGACTCCTATCGAGGATCTGCCCGATCACGTTTATCTCTGGGATCTCGCCCGCAAGGCCACTGGCGCTCTCCTGCCTCCACGTAATCAGGGCAAGGTTGGCTCTTGCGTAGCATTCGGCACTGCGCGGGCAATTGAGTACACCATGTGCGCCGAGATCGTCGCTGGCGAGTCTGAGCAGTACATACCACTCGCAACCGAGCCGATCTATGGTGGTGCCCGCGTCGAGGTCGGTGGTGGCAGCATCAAGGGTGATGGTGCGATCGGCGCTAACGCTGCGGCTTGGGTGCGTGATTGGGGCGTGCTCGGTCGTGAGGAGTATCTGGGCATCGATCTGCGGGAATACTCAGAGTCTCGTTGTCGTGAATACGGCAGCAAGGGTGTGCCGCTCGAGCTGGAGCAGATCGCAAAAATACACCCGGTGCGAGCCGTCACACGAGTGCGCAATTGGCTCGACGCGAAAAAAGCGTTGGCCAACGGCTACGGCATAGCAATGTGCTCTTCGCAGGGCTTCACAATGACTCGAGATACCAACGGCATCGCCATGGCCGCTGGCACATGGCAGCACTGCATGTGCCTATGCGGCTACGCCACCATCACTGGCCGCGAGTATGGGCGCATCGATAACTCATGGGGCGCATCATCGCATACTGGGCCAGTAGGACCGGGCAGTCCTGGGCCAGAAGGATTTTACGCGAGCAGCAGCACCATCGAGGCGATGCTCAAGTCTGGTGACTGCTGGATATTCTCCAACGTCGAGGGATTCCCGACACGCAAGATCTCATGGATCATATAGGAGGCTGATATGGTCGAGCACATCGAGCGAGTACGACGACTGGCGCGCGGGCAGGAGGGCTGGTCTCAGCTATGCCTGACCAGCGCAACCACAGTATTGAGCGAGGCGCTGGTCAAGGCGCACACCTTGCAGGCGATCAAGGTACGCCCCGGTCAGCCAATCCCCGATCCAAAACTGCTACGCGTATGGGCTGAGGAGGCATGTGATGCCATCCTTGCCGACCCTGAGTATCCAGACGGTCACGGCTGGCGAATGCTGGCTGAGTTTTGCACTGACCTGATTCGTACCCATGTGCTCGAGGCAGCCAATGTTTAACTTTCTTGCTCGCTGGCTCGATCGACTGCTGACATCGCCCGGCATTGCCGATGTCTATGGCGGCACTCCTCGATCTCCAAGATGGTCAGCGGTAAGGCGCAAACACCTCGAGGCGCAGCAGAAATGCGAAGCATGCGACCGTGTGACCTCGCTTGAGGTACACCATGTGATGCCCTATCACCTGCATCCTGAGCTCGAGCTGGCGCCCGGCAATCTCATGACGCTGTGCGAGGATTGTCACTTCATATTTGGCCACTATTCAGACTGGCGCAGCCACAATCCGCTGGTGAGAGTCGATGCCGCGGCATGGCTTGAGAGAGTACGATCACGACCTCAGGGGTGAGTTATGCTGCCAAAGATCTCTTGCTTGTGCCCAACATATGGCAGGCCTCGCCAGCTAGAGCACGCTATCGAGTCATTTCTCCGGCAGGATTATCAGGGCGAGAAAGAGCTCATAATCCTTAACGATTACAGCGAGCAGACGCTGGTATTCGCTCATCCGCAGGTCAAGATCTACAACGTGGCAGATCAGATTCGCCCGCTCGGGGCAAAGTTCAACGCGACTGCATCCATGGCCACCGGCGACCTATTAGCGATCTGGGAAGATGATGACATCTACCTGCCGTGGCGACTAAGCTACAGCGTCGAGCATCTTGACAGTAATCGCATCTATCACACGGCTAGTGCATGGTTCGAGGAGGATGTCCGCAAGATCACACCATCACGCAATCTCTACCACTGCAACCTTATGATGAGTCGTGAGGTGTTTGACTCAATCGGCAGGTACAGCGAGGTGAGAGATACTGGATCAATAGACGTTCTGCTCTTCGATGAACTGCGCAAGCGCTACGGCACCATCACGCAGGAGATCGAGGACAAGGATCGGTTCTATATCTACAGATGGGGCACGTCTGGGGGCTACCACGCCAGCGGCTGGAGCACCAACATCGTGTCCGAGATGGCTGCCAACCATTTACGACAGCACAACACGACACGCGGCATCGTCGAGCTCAGGCCGCACTGGCCGTACGAGTACACGGACTACCTGCCGGTGAAGAGATGACCATCATGTCGATACTGACCGAGTATGCCCGTGTGCGGGACACGCCAAGCGACATCAACCAGCACCTGAGCATTTTGCGTGATTATGCGTGGAATCAGGAGCACATCACCGAGATGGGTGTGCGTGGCGTGATCTCCACGTGGGCTCTGCTGGCGGGGCTGCCTCAGCGCATGATCAGCTATGACATCGTGCATGTGGACACGAGCCTCGTCGCTGAGCACGCGGCATCTGCTGGCATCGAGTATGAGTTCCGCCGGGCAGATGTGCTGACGATGAGTGTCATCGAGGAGACCGATCTGCTGTTCATTGACACGTTGCACACCTACGCTCAGTTACGCGGCGAGCTCGCAAAACACGCCGATCGTATAAGAAAAAATGGCGTGATTATCTTACATGACACAGTGACCTACGGGCATCAGGATGAGCCCATCTACGCTCATGCCTCGCCACTGGCTAGGCCGACCTATGCGGGCAAGTCAGGGCTGCTGATGGCTATTGACGAGTTCATCGATGCCAATAATAAATGGCGGATCGAGCTGATCCGCCAGAACAACAATGGTCTCACCGTGCTGCGTCGAGACTAGGTATCTAGGATATTCTGCGTCTCGGTATCCATGACTTCGCAGTGCAGGTCGTATAGCGTGAGCATTTCATGCGCGAGGCTGAGCGCCTCGTCCTTGTCGGCCAATGTCGTGATGGTGGTGTATCGACCCTCGCCCTTGGTCTCGAGGCTAGGTACCAGTAGAGCGTAACGATGCTGATGCTCAGTGCCATCATCCATCGAATAACGAAATAGCCGATTGAGTAACCTCCTGATTTCTTTCTGGTATGCGCTGATCTGCTTGTGAAGCACATCAACGACATCGACTCCCTTGTTGATTTGCCCGATGTGGCGCTCGAGTTTCATGACTCGCTGCTGCGACTCGATCAGTAGCTGTAGGTGCGTCATGTGCTGCCCTCGTAGGTATCGATTAGCATATGGATGCACTGCACCGATTTGCGCAGATCTTCGATGCCGTTCTTCTCGGTGTGCCGCCAGAGATACTTGGCCGCACATCCTGCTAGGTAGGATCGATAACCAGCAAGGCCAAGCCCTGCCCGCTGCGCGGCAGCACAGTCGATGTTGCTGCCGTCTCGAGGTCGATAGTGATCAGGGCTAATCGGATCGCTCATGATGTCCTCCTCAGCCTAGGATCTCACGTAACAGCCAGACGCACCAATAGAGAGTCCAGCCAAGGGCCGCGGCGAGCAGCCCGACGCCGCACCAAGCGAGCGTCTCGTCGTATCGTGTCGGTGGTGAGCGCTCATCCATCATCGGTACCTCACACATGCGTACCAGCCGTTGCGACCACGGCTAACGCCGATTTCGATCGGTGTGCGCTGGCCGTAGTAACAGCAATTCCTTATAGCGGCTTGCGCGCTGGCTGTTGAGAACCCGACGCCCTCATAGCGATACGACCCGCCACGATGCGCCATGCGCCCCTGGGCCGCGCTCATGTTTGCGCTCTGCTGAGCGCTCTGGCCACATAATAGAATCGAGCAAATAGCGTATATCATCCTAGTACCTCACGAGCCCAATCTTGGATCATCTCCGTGCCCATTGCGCGAAGAGTGCAGTTTTTCCTGATCGCTGCCCGCATGCGAGCAGCAGCCTCAGCCTCATCGAGCAGCCACTGGATGTCCAGCTCGGTCAGCTCGTCGCCAACAAGAAATGCCTTGTTGATGTTGTCCAAAATGCTCATTGATTGATCCTCACACCGTCATAGCACGCCTCGCAGTAAGGTCTCATGTTGCCGCCGATGTCTGGCAGCCGACCACGCATCAGGGGCAGAGTACCACCACCCCGCGCCAATGTCACTAGGCTAGCGCTCATGACGGTGTCACAGCGGGCACAATCGAGCAGCTTGGTGTGCAAGGGCACATGCCATATGCGCCCGTCATTGCCACGCACCTTAGTCGTTATCGGTACAATCTTCATGCCATTTCTCCATTGTCAGGATCATCTCGATCCATGCCATCTCGATCGCCCAGGCATCGCACATCACTGGATTGCTCATCTGTCGTATCCTCCCTGCCAATGGCCCAAGTCCGTGAGACATGCTCGGGCCAAAACAAAATAGGCTTTCCTGCCTTAGCTGAGCGATTCAATTGCGTGCTCAGCTCGCGGGCAACCTCCTCCGTGAGGTTGCTGATCATGGCCCACTGGCGACCACGATGATCAACCATTACCTGCCATAGAGGGCGCATATAGATTCTCCTTGCCTGCCACGCCTCGCCATACCAAGCCGGACCACACCCCGCCTAGCCTGCCAAACCAAGCCGTGCCACGCCTTGCCCGGCCTCGCCCCGCCTCGCCATGCCTGCCTCGCCAAGCCCTGCCCAACCATTCCGCGCCATACGAAACCATGCCGATCCGCGCCTGCCTTGCCAGACCCGACCATGCCCGTCCACGCCAAACCATGCCCAACCGCGCCTTGCCTGCCAAACCCCGCCGCGCCCAACCGATCCACGCCAGACCGCGCCCCGCCTGCCAAGTAGGGGCTGAGTCCAACCTCAGCCCCACGATGTTTTAATCAGAGAGCATCTACTGCTGACCACACCTGCGCCAGCTCGACAAACCCTGCGTACTCTCGTCGCAGCGTCTTCAATCGACTCTTGATGTGTGCCAGATGCTGATCACGCAGTACTGGCGTACTGGCCACCACCTGAGCTGGCA